GTTCGATGTCCACCTCGTCGCAGAGGATGTCGAGGGGACAGCCTTTGTCCCATAGCTCGATGATTCGTGCCTGAACGTCGGCGTCGATTGTGTCGCTGGTCATGGTGTTGCTCCCGTTGTGGTTGTGCATCAGACCCGCTGGGGCGGGTTTCGGCCATTCAGGCCTCGTCAGTGATGCTGGTCATTCTACTTCAGAGACGCCCACGCCGTTGGCGCGAAGCCATGCCAAACACGGCGCCGGCACTTCGTACATGCCCTCATAGTCGAAGGCCTGTTTGGTGGCCGGGTCCACGTCCACCCGGACGGCGCGCTCGTCGCCGAATTGCTCGTGCTCGAAGTAGTAGCCCTCGCCGTCGTCGCACTGGTAGACGGTGTACTTTCCTGCCATTCCAAGACTGTCTCTGCTCATGTCGTGCTCCTGTTGGTTGTGGTTGGTGTTTCCATCTTACTGGTTTTTCGTGGGTACTTTTGGGGCGCGGGCCGCTCTCTGATGGCCGATCAATGCGCTACCCCAGCGCCGAGGCCTCGCACGCGCGTTTTTAGCCCCGCTGGCGGGCTGGCGCGCTGCCGGGTACCCCTGCCCTTGGCTGGCTGTGGATATCCCCGTGGTGGCCGTTTTCCTGCATGGTGAAATGCTGGCGCCCGCCCCGCCACTTTGGCACGATACTTGCTAGGGCAAGATGCGTGCCTGCGCAACATGGCACGATTCTTGCATGCCGGCATGTTAGTGAGCGCACACTGACATATTGCGCGGCACCAAATAGGTTAGTGTGCGCACACTGGGGGTGCTGCGGTGCGGCATATAGGTTAGTGAGCGCTCGCTGGGGCTGGTGCGTTGCGACATTGCTGCGCTGCACAATGTTAGTGGGCGCTTACTAACATGGTGCGGTGCAACATCGGCAGGGCGGGCTTTTGCTGCGGTGCGTCACCCCTTTAGGGTCCTGTCCGGACAGGCCGGGGCGGGGCCCACACAAATCGCTAGCCCGGCAATTTTTGCCGTATTTTTTGCTGTACGTGTAGAAGTATAGAGAAATGCATGAAACCTAAATGAGAATCGTTCTCATTTGCCGCGGGTAGCGCAGGTTGCCGCAGGTACGAGCAAGGATCTTTTTCTCTATACCGAAATTTTGCGTCAGAGCTAAGTCATTGATTTTATTAGGGCCCAAATGAGAATTATTCTCATTTGCCGCAGGTAGCGCAGGTAGCGCAGGTCTATGTAGACTTGATTAGCTTTTTTAAAAAATAAAAAATAAAATATCTGTATGGACCTGGAATTGACCCGCGCTACCCGCGCTACCTGCGGCATTTGACACTCTGCCTTAAGAAACAGCGCTAAGTCATTGATTGTTCGTGGAGGGGCCTTATTTTTGTGGAAGGTGCATAAGTGGTATAGAGATGAAACGAAAAAACCCAGACACCGGCGACGTGTTCCACCGGGGCGATACGCGCCTGGATGGGTACGTGTTCTTCGCCTACACCAAGAGGCGGAGATCGGACGGACACTTCGTCGAGATATGGCTGCACCCCCTGGCATCGGAGAGGGCCACCGTAAACGACCGGCAAAGAAAGCGGCAAAAGGCACATGGCGATACCGTCAGACACGCCACTACCGACGCCTAGCGGGTGGGTGCTGGCCTCAGACCTTCGACCTGGAGACGTCCTGTTCAACCCCCGCGGCGGTACCCAGGCCGTTGGCTCTGTCCAGAGCTACATACCAACCGAGTGCTACCGGGTGCACATGTCGGACGGTACCAGCATCGTCGGCGACCGACACGCGGGCATGATGCTGCAGGACCAGCGGTGGCGCGAGAGGCAGCAGTCCTGGTTCAACAACCAGGGCAACAAGTTTGCACAGAAAAGATTTCGCCGCCCGCTAAAGAGGCAGACCTTCCTGGATCTTTACAAGGGACCGCTTTTGGACGCGAGGGGCCGCAAGAACTGGTCCCTGCAGGCCGTGAGCCCCCTGCAGTACCCGCAGGTCGACCTGCCGGTGCCTCCATACGTCGTGGGCCTGTGGCTGGCGACGGTCACCCCAACCAACCGCCACTGGCTACTGAACCGAGACTACAACCAGATGCAGAGACGGGTGCGAGAGGTGGGGTTCAGCCTGGCAAGAAAGAAGAAGGGCAAGTGGATGTTCTCCTTTAGGCCCGGCGTAAGGGAGTCGTTTATACACTCCGGGGCCCCGGTGCCGGACGTGATACCGCAATCATACCTTGAGCTACAGAACGGAAAGAACACCTTTTTCTCGCTCTACTTTACGAAAATGTATGACAATGTCGCTAAGTGCAGACGTTTTGTTACAAAAGTTGAAAAAATTGTCCCAAAACAGTGCGTACACATCGCCACAGACGGGGAGTTTGTCGCGGGAGAGGGATTTTTAGGTATATGCTGACCAAAAAACAGGAAACGGTACTCGCAAACTTCGCAAAAAACAACAAGCACTGGCCAAAGGCGCAGCTAGAGGCCGCGCTGTGGCAGGTCAGGTGGGAGCTGGAGGCGTTGGCGCACCAACGAGAGCCAGAGGACGGCGAGTACGACACGTTTCTGATGCTGGCAGGGCGAGGGTCGGGCAAGACGCACACCGCGAGCCACTGGATTGGGATACGGGCATGGAAATACGCCGGCACGAGGTGGCTCGTCACGGCACCGACGTCGAACGACATACGCGCGACGTGCTTTGAGGGTGACTCGGGCCTGATGAACATCATACCGTCTTCGCTGATACAGGACTACAACAAATCGCTCTTTGAGATCACGCTAACCAACGGCTCGATCATACAGGGCATACCCGGCTCAGAGCCAGAGCGCTACCGGGGCAAGCAGTACCACGGGGCTTGGTTCGACGAGCTGTGCGCGTTTGAGTACATCGACGACGCATACGACCAGGTACAGTTCACGCTGCGACTGAGGCACCCAGACATCGCGCGGGTGCAGCAGATCATCACCACCACCCCAAAACCTAAAGAGCTCATCGTAGACCTCAACGATGGCAAGGTCGGCGGGGACGTGTACGTCGTAAACGCCAGCTCCTACGACAACCGACAAAACCTCTCGGCGACGTTTTTCAAGCAGCTCGAGACGTACGAGGGCACCGACCTCGGCAAGCAGGAGATCTACGGCGAGATCCTGGACCCAGAAGATGCCGGTATCGTAAAACGGAAGTGGTTCAGGATGTGGCCCTCCAAGAAGGAGACGCCTACCCTGGAGTATGTCATCGCAAGCTACGACCCGGCCACGAGCGAGAAGACGCACAACGACCCAACGGCCTGCACGGTGTGGGGCGTCTTCGAGCAACAGGACGCGGGCACGTCGCTCATACTGCTAGACGCGTGGGACGGTCACCTGGCCTACCCAGAGCTGCGCAAAAAAGTAATCAACGACTTCAAGGAGGTGGTGTACGGGGCGGACAACACGTTTGCCAAGGGCAGGAAGGCCGACCTGATACTGATGGAGGACAAATCGGCCGGTATATCCCTGATACAAGAGCTTCAGATGGCCGGCGTCCCGGTCCGGGCCTACAACCCAGGCCGCGCGGACAAGGTACAGCGCGTCAACATCGTGGCGCCCCTGATCGCCAAGGGCAAGGTGTTTGTGCCGGAGGATGCCAAGAAGGACGGGGAGTACGCCGAGTGGACCAAGAGATTTATGCGCCAGGTCTGTGCCTTCCCGGAATCTGGCGGCCACGACGACTACGTCGACAGCCTGTCGCAGGCGCTGCGCGTACTGCGAGACTCTGGGTGGGTACAGCTAGACCCCCTGCCGCCGCGGGACTACTCCTACGCCGACGACAAAAAGACCCGAGCCAACCCATACGCGCAGTGAGGCACTTTCCTTTGCTTTTTGTGCATAAGTTGGGTTAGGGAGATAACCACACAAACATGAACCCAATCAAGTCACCGCGAGAGATGCTGTTCGAGATGGCGGGCATTCCATCCTTTTCCAAGGGCAAGGCCGTGGGAGAGTTTGGCGCAGACATGTACAAGCTCATCACCGGCGCCATCGAGAAGTACACCAAAAAGTTTGGGCGCCCTCCCAGCCCGGAGGACGTAGCCGCGCTTAAGGAGCACGCCAGGAGCATCTCGGCAAAGAGCGAGATCAAGACAGACCCCGTGACGCAGGCACGCGCACGCCACCAGCTCGCGACCGACCCAGGCCTTATCAACCCAGAGGGCCCGGACCCGTTCCTATCAAAGGCAATGACCGGCCGCACCGTCAAGGGCACCTACATCAAACCAAAACCGCAGGACATCAACGACCCGAACGTACAGGCCAACATCGAGAAGAAGCAAGTATCTGGCGAGCTCGAGGAGGTCATGCCCGAGTCAATCACGCCAAGCGCGGACTACATGGCACGCACAAGCTCGGCGATGGAGAACCAGGCACTCGCCGCGGGCAAGACACCGCTGATTGACATGCTAAAGGCCGCGTTCTTTAAAAAGAACAACCGCTACCCCACCGACGAGGAGCTTGAGGTAATCATCGCCGAGTACAACCCGCTGCGCCACCAGTACGGCGAGAGGGGCGCCTCGATCGTGACAGACAGGCCACCATCATCTCGCGGGATGCAGGACTGGAGGCAGCGGGCAAGGTCGGAGGGGATACCCGAGGCATTTCTCAACAAGCCGCCCGCGGACTACCCCAAGTATTTGCAGGACGAGCTGGCCATCGGCCGCGGCGAGCAGCCCGGCATGCGGCCCATGCCCACGACTCGCATCAACCCCGACAGGTCAT